AACCTGCAGCAGTTTGTAAATAAGGTTCATATGCACCTAGTCCACCTGCTTGTGAAATCGCTTGTTGTTGTAATGGAGAGAGTCCAGCAACAAACTGCGGACCCATTATTTGTGATAAATCTTGTTGTTTAAAATCACCTACTGCTTGTTGTAATTCTGTAAGATACGGTTTAGCTGCCGCTTCTATAAACTCAGGTGGTTGTGTTACTTGTGTAATAGTTTCAGCCATTAAACTCGTCCTCCGTTTTCTAATTTTTTCATCATAGCGTACATACGTTCTGCACCTTTGTTGACGTCACCATCTCCAAATTCTCTTACAGCATCTGCTGTCATTACAAATTCGTTGTTTGATAACATCGCAGGAATGTCGTCAGCCTTTTCTTTTACACCAACTGGAGGAATAAATCCACCTGTTTCTCTAAGATCTAATTCTGTAACCCCTGCAGGGTTTTGATTTAATGGAAGACCCATGATGCCTGAAGCCTGAATCGCGTTCTCTTCTGGACTACCCATAGCGTAATTTACACGGCCTCCTTCTGCATATGCACCAGCACCTGATGTATATTCAGCTAAATCAGCTTCTACTAATGCAGGTATTTGTTCTTCTGGATATCTTAATTCTTTATAGGCTTTAGTTAATCTTGTTCTAAGTGCTTCAACGTTTCTTTCACCACCTATTGAAGATGCTTCTTCTTCTTCACCTTCCATACCAGCTAATGCACCACCTAATGCAGTTCCATAAGCACCTACTTTTAAAGTATTACCAAGTAGAGCATCTTTACCTTCTTTTAAACCCATAATACCACCTAAGTTAGGTAATATATTACCAAATGCAAAACCACCTGTATTTTTTAAAAATGGTAATGATTTTCCAAAAAATGTTCCACCACCTAATCCATAAGCACCAGCTGCAAGTAAAGCTGCTTTACCTAAATCAGATTTAGCTATACTTTTAATACCTTTAGTTACACCTTTTACAGCTTTTTTTACAAAGCTACCTAGGCCATACATTTGTCTTGGCATTTGTCCTCTTGATATTGTCATATATTATATATTTAAACTAGTTTAAGGCAGGTATATAAACCTGTAAATGCTATACTTTATTTGATTTTTTTATCAACGTCAACACGTTTTAAGGCTTCTAGTTGATCAAAAAATCGACCACAATATGCATGCTCACCTACGTGAGTTATATAGTCCATTGCATAGATGTATACCTTACCACCTAAATCAGTCCATCTTTGACAAAAACCAAAGTCTTCACCAAAGTATCGTTTAGTCTCTACATCATGTAAAGTGTCAAATAAATTGTAAAAATTTTCTTTTTTAACTTCTTTACCATTGATTACAGTTGGTTGATATATCTCTAATTCTGGATGTTTTTCTATAAGTTTTTCTATAACTGTTCTTTTAATTAACATACAGCCTGTAGGAGCGTGAGTTACTTCCATAATACCATTATCTAAAGTTAATTCATTTTTACTAATTTTAATTGGATACATATAACCTGAAGGCAATAGATCTTTTTCTGTTTTTACCATATCTGTTTTATGTATTTTCTTCCACATTCTATCTGTATCAAACATTTTCATTGGATAAGGACAGGCTATAATATCTTTATCTGCACCTATCATTTTAAATATTGTTTCTGCTTTAAAATCAATATCAGAATCAATAAATAATAAATAATCATAATTATCAGAATGATTAAGAAATTCTGCTACACATAAATTTCTACCTTGAGTAACTAATGAAGATTTTAATAAACTAAAACTTACTAATATACCTTGTTTCATACATTCCATTTGAAACTTTAAAACTGCTTGTGTATAATGCATAGACACATCACTATGACATGGAGTACAAACCATTATTTTAGCTTTTGGCTCTTGTCCTATATTTATTTCTACAGTATTTGATTCAACCTTATTATGTTTTATAGTTTGATAAGTGTCATCATTTGCAATAGTTGTTTTATCTTCAAACCAAATAGGTTTATTATTTTGCATTTAAAGCTCCTTGTAAAAATCTAGTCCAACTAATTGATTTAGCATTCCAATTATAAAATCTATTCACGTAATCTTTTTGCATTTTTAAATGATTATTAACTCCATTTAATTCTAAAGATTTAGCAGCCGCTTCTATAGCTTCTGCAAATCTTCGGGCTAAACTGTAGTAATCATTTGAATATGGAATATATATTGGAAACTCTGCACCTGTTTCATATAAAGCACCAAAGTTTGTAGTCACACAATATAAACCTGCAGCCATTGCTTCTAATAATGATATGCAAAATGTTTCTTCCCAAATACTTGGATAGACGAATAATCTATAATCTTTTAAATGTTTTTTTATATATTCGTTTGGTTTGTAGCCAATATAATTTACATTTGGTAATTGTCTTGCTTGATCGTAAAGTGGTTTATATTGATCATCTGTTTGATCATAAAAACTTTTACCATATACTTCTGTTGAAGAATATACATCTAAACTTATTAATGGATTTTTAACAAGTTGCATTGCACCTAACAAAACACTTAATCCTCTCCAAGGTGTACAGTGATGTATGATTTTTATAGGGTCACCTTTTTTATAAATAGTTGAAATAGGTTCAATAGTATCTACACCATTTTTAATTACTAAACATTTCTCTGTAGGTAAATTAAATACCTTTGTAAACTTTTCAAAAGTCCAATTAGAATTAAATACATACCAATCATACTTATTGTGATTAGATTTATCTTTGAACCATGGAGCCAGATTTGGTTGATCGTATGAATTTTTTTGCCAAAGAATATTTATTTTATCTTTTGATAGTGGAATAGATTCTGGTACCGATGTACAGATCTGAAATTGATCTAATAGTTTTGAATCAACGTGTTTTCTTAAATATTCAAATTGAAGCTCAGTCCCGCCTCTAGGGTTTTGATTTATCATTTTTTTGATTCATTACTTTCTGAAATACCTGTAAACCTTTATTAGTAACTTGCACTGTAACGTCTTCTACAATATCAGGTCCTTCTATTTTATCTTTTGATATTTCTCCTGTCTTCGTATTTCTATACGTTGTTATTGTTGTACATTCTATCTTTGGTATGTCTTTATCCATTTTCTTGAGATCTATCTATCAGAAGATAACTGATTTGTCCAGTGATCTCATTTGCAGATCCCGCTTTTATTTTTAATATATCTCCACCTTCTAAGTTAATAACATCTTTAGCTAAATTTTCCGTAGATTTATTTAGTTGTGCGTGTGATATTTCAACATCTGAACCACCTGATTTTTTTAAATATAAATCTACATCAACATTACTAGCTGTGTCATGACTCGCTTGTACAGATTTAACAATTGCAATTGCTGATGTACTAATTGACAACACAGTTGTTAAGGTATCTGTTGTTAAATCAAATGTTTCGCTTTTATAAAAATTTGCCATTAGTTAAAAAACCAGTTTTTCTGGTCTTCCTCATTTTTTAAATCTTGTTGAAAAGAAAAGTTTAACTCAGTTTTAATTGTATCAACCGCTCTAAGAATTTGTCTTTGATTTTCTACTTCGTATTCTTCTTTTGGTTCTGGTATGTATGAAGTTATTTTAGCCATTATCTTCTTCCATCTGGTTTAATATCTACTCTTAATGTTCCATAACGCCAAGTCTCACCTACAGCATCATTTTCTATTTTAATTGCAAGTAATCTTCCTCTAGCTCTAGTATCTACTTTATCAGTGGATGATGTTATTGTAAAGGGTCCAAGAGGTGAACTAGATGCTGTTTCACTTGGATAGTTATTTAATAATAGTGTTACTTTTGAATTACCAGTTAATACTTTAAAATCAGGTATAAATCGTTTCATAGACATAATAAACTCACCGTCACCTCTTAAATCAGCAAGACCAGTTGTACCACCTAACGCGCTACGTCTTGCAGATATATCAAAATCTCCTGATTGTATAAATGCATCAATAGAAGTTGTACCAGATGAATTGATTTGATCGGTTCCGGTTTCATGAACATAATAAGTTGATGCTCCAAATAAATTAGTAATACCTTGTATTGGAAAATTAGGTATAGCTGTTGAATCATATTCGGTTGCATAAGGTAAATCAAACACACCTGTGTCAACGTAAGTTGTTCTAGCTAATGATGATGTTGTCCAACAGTTTTCTCCGTAGTTATAAGTAACACATCTATCAATTTGATCAGAACCATCTTTTGCATAAAACCAATTTACTTCACCATATAAAGTATTATGTTCTGCATAAATTATTTGGCTCGCATTATAATTTAAACCTAAATTATCTCCTGTAGTTGTAAACACAAAGTCTTCAACTAAGCATGGTATTGATTTAACAGTACCATCAAACATAAAAAATCCACCTTCACCTGACATCCAAAAGACAACACCATTAGAATAAGTGAGTGCATGTTGACCAATCAATCCACAGTTTGTACCAACTTGTTTAACACTAAATGTAAAAGGTGGACCAACAAATTGAATTACATAAGCGGAACTGTCTGTTAATACTAATGTATAATCTTTACCAGATACTGCCCCTACAATAAAGTTTCCCTTATCTACTCTAAATGTTCCTGCAGTATTGGTTGCAGTTGGAGCATAAGTATTAAAGTCTTCTTGATTTGAAAATCGTATAAACATTGGATCTTGTGTTGATGTATCACCAATTGTTGTTTCTGTTCCAAAATGAAACACATGTCTATCCCTATCTGATACTTGTGTTAATCTTGATGCAGTGGGTGCACCGCTCATAACTGTTGCTCTATTTCCTCGAGGAGTTGCTGCTCCCGCATTCCAAGTAAATGTTTTACCATTGTGAATAGTTGCAATTAATATTTCTCCAAAATTATCTAGACTCCAGAAGCCTGGATCCAGAATTACGTCACTGGTTGTACGCTCCGTGCCCCAAGTAGAATCTCCCCATACGTATGTACCCCATCCATAACCTGCTGTTTGAAAAGTTGGTCCTACAATTATATAAGGATCAATTTGTGCTGAACCTGTCCCTGAAGTTGTGGCTGCAGAGTTAGATGGCATTGTAATGTCAAATGCATTTGTAGTTACGTTTGATATTTCAAATGTATTATCTGTAAAATCAGTTGTCGCATAACCTGATCCTGTTGGAACTGTAACACTAGAAAATGTCACATATCTTCCGTTAGATAAACCATGAGAGGTTTTATTAACAGTAACCGTTGGAGATCCAGATGTTGCATCAAAATCAGCTCCAGTGATTGCTGTATCCAATGGTGTGATATCGTAAAAATCTTCACCATAATATAAAAACAAACCTTGTGATGTACCAATAGCCGCATATTTTTCACCTGCTAAAGATGTCCATGAATGTTGTGCTCTAGCTACACCTGGTAAAGTTAAATTTTGAATTGTAAGTTGATTCCACCCTCCTATTTTTTCAGGTAAACCATATCTAAATCTAACAAAATCACCATCAACCCATTGAGACTCGGCTCCTGAATCTGTGACCATTTTGTTAAAACCAGGTTTGAAATTAAGTTTCTGTAGCATAATACCTCATTATATACGCTTTTTTATCTTTTAATAGTACTAATATTATAAAGGATGCAGTAATGTGGTGTGGTGGAATCACTGCATCCATCATAATATACATATTTTAAGCTACAAAATCAACTTGTTTAGAGCTATGTCAGAACCTAATACACCTTTGTAAAAAGTATTAAAAGATAAACTTATCCTAATATTATTTTCTTTTTTAATATCCACTCCATGATTTAATGATGAAGGAAACATAAATAACTTTCCTGTTTTTGCTGGAAAAGTCCACGTTTCAGAATTCCAAAAATTATAATTTTTAATTAAGGGTTTAATAGTGTGATTAATATTTGAATTATAAAATTTAATACTATCATTGTTACAATTAAAATATAGTACACCAGATATAATTGAATTAGAATGTAAATGTTTATGGTGAAATTGATTTTCTTTTGTATAATTTAACCAAGATTGAGTTATATAAAGTTCAATATTATTTTCAGGACAAATAATTTTTTCTAAATAATCTTTGCAACAATCTTCTAAAAAAATTTTTATATTTTTAAATTGTTTTTTATCTAAAATATAACTATCTTCTGTATGTATATTGCCTTCATTTTTAACACAATTATTTTTTTGTTCATTAACAAATTGTAATTCTTGTTCTGTAAAATCTCTGTCTATATTATTTATATAAACAGGAGTAGGAAACAAACCTTCTACAAAAAATTTTTTCATTTTTTAAAATAACCCGGTACACCAAGTAAAGGTCTTCTATCTAAATAATTTTCTTTAGCTTTTTCAAAACTAGCATCATTATAATGTAAAAATACTTGGCAACATTCATTACCTTTAAATTCTTCTCTCCAATGCTCTAGTTCACAACCACGATATATCAACATGTCTCCTTGGTTAAGATTAATCTCAACACCTGGTTGATCGTATTGACCAGTAGGATCTAAATATATTGGATAAAGATCACCTCCTAAATTTAATGTAGTAGATATTTCACAAGAGTATTTATCTTTGTGACGAGGAAGTGTATCTCCTTTTTTATAAATTCTTGCATAAGAATAAGTTTCACTTAATTTTAAACCTGTTTGTTTTTCCATAATAGGCTTTACTTCTCTAAGTAAAGTATCCATAGCAATATCGGAATAATGAGCATAACTATTTGGAGTTTGAAAATCATCCCATGTACCAAAATATTCTGTAAATGGAGAGATATATTTTTGCTCAAATAAAAATTTTGCAACAGCCCTTTTGTTTGAAAAATATTTATAAACAAAATTAGCTAATTCAGGTGAAATTATTTTTCTAACCACTTCATATTTTTTTTCTTTAAAAGACATATTAATACCTTTCTTTTTTATTATTAGTTATTTCCAAATTATCATAGTCCCCTTCAGCCCCTAATTTTCCATCTATAAAAAAACTAGACCCCATAACAATTCTTTCTTCTTCATAATTAATAGAAGATTCATGATGTAATTGTCCTGGAAAAAAGATTATATCACCTTGTTTTAAAATTACTTTATAGGAATGTGAATTGAATACATTATGATTTTTTACATCATATTTAAAATAGTATCCATCTTGTAATATGGATCTGTTTATATTAAATATAAGTTCTGTTTTTTTAGTTTTTACATAATAAACTGAACTAATTAAATGATTAGGATGTGTATGTGAAAAATGTTTTGTTTTTCCATTTTGAATTGTTGACCAACTTTGACAAAAAGAAAAACTATTATTAACCTCTAATATATTAGAAACATAATCATCTAGACTTTCTTTAATAAAATCTTTTAATCTCTTTAATTGCTGTAATTCTAAAACATCTTCATTTTTTGATAGTTTTAAATTCTTTGTATCTAAGTGATCTTGGTATTCTATATTTTTAATAAAATTTAATTCATCATCGTTTACATAAAAACCATTTTGAATAACAAATATAGGATACCCTGCAAAAGGTATTATAAATTTATTTTTTTTATTAATTTTCATTTCTTACTTTATTATTTTTAATTAAGTTTTCAATATGTATGTTTATGTTTCCAGATATAGTTATACTATCCTCACACTCTTGAACTAAATGTTCTAAAAAACTAGGAAATATTATTATCTGTCCTTGCTTACATTTAGGTTCATAATTAACTTCAAAAAAATTTGTTTTTCTAAAAATTATTTCTGGATAAAAAGAAATCATTATTTTATCAGAAGGATTTACAAATACTGTTTTTCCTTCTTCTATTTTTTTATATATTATAAAAGAAAAATGACTATTAGGATGAATATGTTTTTCTTGATAATCTTTCTTCTCGTATCTATTTTCCCAAATATTAAGTAGTTCTATTCTACATTCAGTTCTAATATCTTTATTTATTAAATCATATATTTTATTTAAAATATATAATGCAGAATTGTCTAAAAGTTTATTTTCATAACTATGTCTAAAAGAACTATTTGTTTTAGAAAACCAAGTTTTTTCAAAACTTTTGTTTTCTAATTTAATTTTATTAACGTCTATATTTCCTATGTATATGGGAATTGAAAATAAATTAAGTTTCATATTATAAATACGGATTTCCTAAAGACCAAATAACTAAACTTTTTCTAACACCTTTTTTAATTGGATTTACTCTATGCCATACAAAAGATGGAAACACAACCAAAGATCCTTTAGGTAATATTTCTTTACATTTTATAAAATTTTTCTCACTGGGAGATTTATTTCTTAGATCGAACTCTAATTCTCCACCTTCATAATCATTAGGATCAGATAAAGAAACAGTTACAGATAATTTTCTAATTTTACCTTGAAATCCAACATTAACATCTTTGTTTTTTTCATAAGGTTTAGGCCAACTATCACAATGCCAATCATAATATTGACCTTTTTCATAAGTAGTAATCTGACAAGGTTCAGAATAGTCCCATAAAAAATTCCAACCCGCTCTTTTATTTGCTCTTTGTATATAAGGTTGTATCTCTCTATAAATCCATTGATCACTTGTCCAAACTATATTTGAATTTCTTCTTTTTAAATTTAATTCTGTTCCAGTATTATTGTGATCTATTCCAGCTTTTTCACTTTTCATTTGATTACCATATTTTACAATGTCATCACAAATTCTTTCTGGTATGGCAGATTGAAAATAATAATAGTGATATGATAAATTCATAATTTTTAATTCCAAGTTATTTTAACATTTTTAATTCTATACCAACAAGGAATTGTATATCTTACACCTTCTGTTATAGTATTAACGCCATGTATTATTTGACTTCCTTCAAAGCTTATTAATTTATTTTTTTCTGGTTTAACAATTTTATCTCCAACTGCAGTTTCTCCGCCACTAAAATTATCATTTAGATATAATATACTTGTATAAGGATGAAATGGAAAATCTCTATGTTTATCTTGAAATTCATTTTTTGGCCATTTAACTATTTCAAAATAATTAATCTCATAGTTTTTATTTATGCTTTCAATATGTTTATTTAAGATAGAATAAACATTATCCATAAGAGAATTTTTAGGCATTTTCATAAATTGAAGTACCTCTGTTTCTCTATGTTTTTTACTGTAAGAGTTATCTAAATTAAAATTTTCTTTATGAAAATTAATTAAAGAATCAGATTGTTTATCAGATATAAAATTTTTTATTTCTTTCATTACACACCACTATAACTTATTAAGAAGATGGAGGTTTATATCCTGTTAGTGCAGTTGCTTCTTCTTGTGTAAGTCCTAAATCTAATAATTTTTGATTACCACTTGCTTTTGTTGCTTCTCTAGCTTCTTGTTCTGCAATTTGTTCAGCAGTTGGAACTCTTGGATCTATAAAATTTGTACCATCATAAGTAAAACCAATTTCAACTGTGTCATCACAATCCATCCAAGTACATGAAGAATGAACTGGAAATTCAGTTTCTTTAACATCTATCACTTTGTTTTCAGAATTTAAAAGTGCTTTCATTATGCGTACTCCTCTACTACAATTATTCCATCACCACCGGCACCACCGCCTCTAATTGTTGGTGGTTGATTTGAGGATGTTCCTCCTCCGCCACCGCCATTTGAACCAGATTGAGCAGAATTTCCAACTACACCATTACCGCCGCCGCCAAAAAAACTACTTCCACCACTTCCACCTTGTATGTTACCTGGAGAACTTGAATTGTCTGCTCCTTCACCAGCTTGACCTCTTAGATTATAAGTACCACCAATACCGTTTCCACCGCTACCTCGTCCAGGTGCTGTTAAACTTCCAGCCTGATCTCCACCATTGCCACCTTCTCCTGTACAGAAAGAACCAAAAGATGAGGTACCACCTCCAATTCCATCACCATTACTTGCAGCTCCTCCTGATCCAATAGTTACAGTTTCACTTGTAATTGAAGTTGCATCTAAAATTTCAATAGCAGTTCCACCAGCGCCACCGCCGCCACCTTTTCTATTAATTTCGGCACTAGGACATCCACCGCCACCGCCACCTCCGCCAGTAACATAAACTTTAATTTTATTTATTCCAGCTGGTTTAGTGTAAGTTCCTGATGAAGTAAATACTTGAATAGATTGTAATCCACCTCCTGCTGCTGCAAAAGATAAATTTCCAGAACCATCAGTTTTTAAAAATTCGTCTGCTGAACCATCAGCATTTGGATATTTTAAACCATCTAAAACAACATTACCACTACCTTTAGGTGTTATTTTTAAATCAATATTTGTATCGTCACCTGTTGAAGAAACTTCAGGTGCGTTTCCTGCAGCTGCATTTTTAACTGTTAATTCGTTTATTGCTGATGCAGTGGTTGCAAATTTAATTTGTTCTAAATCATTTTCATCATTAATTGAATTACCATTATCAATTAAAATATTATTTCCGTTAGCATCTAAATCTGCTGCAAGTTGTGGAGATTTATCAGATGATAAATCTGTAAACGCCGTATCAACAACATTAGTACCATCTGAATAAATCATTTTAGTGCCTTTGTCAGTAGCAGACCAAGTTACTCCAGTTCCTGAAGTAGTTTTAAATGTTACTGTGTGAGCACCACTAGTTGCGTTTTCGACTATGAAAGTTTTTTCTATGCTATCTGGAATTACCACATCTTTATTTCCAGTAATAGTTCCAGTTAATTTTATTACTTGATTTTTACCATTTGATAAAGCGCCATTAGAAAAAGTTAAGGTTGCTGCTGCAGTAATTCCTATTGCATCATAACCACCAATTGCTTGTTCAAGAATAAGTAAGTTTGTGTTTGTGATTTGTCCCCAAGTTCCTGAATTTTCTCCAGTTGCTTGTACAGTTAATTTTAAATTAGCTGATGTTGAATTTGCCATATTTTTAATTCCTTATTTGTTTAAATTTACTAAAAATTAGAGTTTTTGTCAAACTCATTATGCAGCAACTTCTACCCAACCCGGTGGGTCTACTGGTGCTGTTCCAGTATCTACTTGATTCCAAATTAAGATATTTGTATTAGTTCCTAATTGCATTGTCAAGTCAAAACCTGTTAAATTAACGACTGCTGTACCTGTTACTTCTGCAATACTACCTAAATTAGCAGACATAGCTATTCCAGTTAAATCAACAGGAGTATTTAAATCAATAGTCCCTAAACCAAGACCTGCTGCTATACCTTCTCCTATAACAGTTACATCTGCATTACCTGCAACAACTGTGCCAACTGCTAAGTTAGCTGCAATACCAATACCTACAACTTCTGCATCAGGAGAAGGATCCACTGTTCCTTCATCCATTGACATAGACATCTGAATAGATGCTTGTCCCCATTCTTGTTGACTCCAACCAACTGATGCACCCCATCCTGGAGTAACTTCTGTAGTTAATTCTACAATTGTATTTGCATCTAATGTCGCTGTACCTAAATTTGCTGTTAACTGTTCTCCAGTAGGTGAAACAATTTCTGGATCAAAACTTAGAGTCATGGTCATTGCTTGACCTGTTACTTCTGCGACAAAAGAAGAAAATGCTTCCGCATCTCCTTCTGTAGCAGTTAATTCTTCACCTGTTAAATCTGCAGACGCATCTGCAGTAATAATTATTGAACCTAAATTTGAAGATAACGCAATACCAGTTACATCTGCATTTTGACCAGAAAGACCCCAAGTTTCTGTTCCCCAAGTATCAGAACCCCAACCTTGATTTATTTCC